AACCAACTCGTAGCCAGACTCGTCATCCTTTACACGCAAAAAGTTTGAACCCTCCCCGGCGAGCGAGTTGGGGATGTTAATAGATGCGGCGGCAATCTCGGCGGCGTCCTGCGCGGCAGTGGCCGCAGTCAGCGCTGCAGCGGCGTCAGCAGCGGCCTGTGTAGCAGTATCAGCGGCGATTCGCGCGTTATCCTCTGCCACAGTGCCGTCACCACCGATCCGGCCCCAGCCGTCAACGTCGTACCCTTCAAACTGCTGTGTGTCGGTGTTGAATCGGAACGAACCCGGAGCGGGTGTGTCGCCGCGACCCGCTGTATCTCCTTGTGGAACCAGCGCGGAGCCAGAAAAAGGGTCGGCGCGCACCACTTGGTTAAACATGTGCTCTATACCGCCAGCCGTAAGCCGCAAAGCAATCGGGTCTCCGGCGTTCCACGCGTACGCGGGGGTGCCCTCCTGCGCCCGCACTACTGTCATAGCATCGTCAAGCCGTGCCGTTACCTTAACAATCTCGCGGTCTAAAGATGCGTTCTCCAGCGTCAGAAAGAAGAAGTCGCCGTCAACGGTAATCGCGGGGAACCGCGCACCGTGTCCGGGTTCGACTGCAATGGTAGTCGCCTCGTCATCAATGCCCGTTGCAAGGGTTGAGTACGCAAAGTTTGTATATTTAATATCAGCCATTTAGTACCTCAAGCAAAGGGGCGCATCGCCACAGAAAGTTCATCCGCGTTATACCCACGGAGTGCGCGGTCCCGTGCGGCGGCTAGCAGCTGGGTCCACTGCCGCCCATGAACTGCGCCGAGCTTTGCCTCGGCCCACGCGCGGCCATTCATGAGCATAAGGTCGTACAACGTTCCGTGGAAAATAACTCGGTGAAACTCGTCATACAGGTTGGCATCCCAGACCGACGCAGTTGGTGAAGGCCGCAGATACCCGCGCAAGTTAAGCGTTCCAGCGACGTCGGGTACGGGCGCGACCAAAGCCTCGCCAATTGTGGCGCTAGTTATATATCGAACGGTCCCAGAAGTATCTTCAGGCCAGCTAGGGTACCTAAGTTTGACCGCTGTCAGCTTCTGCCACGTCAACTCGGTCTTAACGCCGTTCACCAGCGTGTAGCCCCCTGTAATGTCTGTGCATACGGCGTGCGCCACGGGCGGGCTGAGCGGGTACGCCACTCGACCAACCTCTAAATCCACCGGCAAAAAGTCCTCGTGCCACACCTTGGCACGCTGACATAAGTCGATAACTACCTTGTGAATGGTACGAGCGATAACGGGATCGGGGCAGCCCGGGACATACGGACTGATGTCGTCCACCATGTCGTCAAAAGCAATCGCCCGAGTGGTTGACGCAACGTTGGGTGTTAAGACGATTGGCATGCTGGCTCCTTAGTGGCTAGCTTGCTTAACAGAAAGCTGAACAGATGGGATGGAGGGGCAGAAAGTCTCCTGTGCGACAGCGGCGAGAGTCACTGAGACATCATCAGCGGTCCACATAAGCTCAAAGTAGTCCAGCTCAGTCATCGGCACCATAAAGTCCCACGACGCGACAGTGTTGGTACCACTGCCCGCGATTGAGATTTTCTTCGCGGAGTCGGCTACGTCAACACCATTGATCCGGGCCCAGAACCACACATAGTTTGTGTTAGCAGAAGCCTTAGCCAACTGCGCTGAGAAACCCAAGTCAATCAAGCCAGCCTGCTGGGGGTAAATCTTGGTTCCATCAGTGATTGTGGGGCCGCTGGCAATGTCCGTGGTATCGAACGTAACCGCAGTCGGAGTCTCCGCAGACGACAGCGTCTGAGTGACGTGGCTGGCGTATGTAGCGTAGTGTAGATGGGGGCTGAGCTGTGGACGAACCAACATCGTGCCGGTGGTAGCGCCCACGCGAAGTACGGCGGCAACCAACAACGACTGCGCGGGAACAGTTGGCTCAACATTAGTAAGCGCACCGAGCACCGTTGGATGAATATACAGCAGGTCGCCGGGCGCCCACACCTCACCAACTGGGAAGCCTGTTGTGTTAACGTTTCGGACTTTTCCGAACATAGTGGCGCGGCCATAGGCGCCAGCGGCAATGTCCTGAGTCACAACGCCCATCGTGTACAGCGGGTTGTAAATCGCCTCTGCAGTCACTAGCCGCCCGTAGGGGATAGAGTTGGTATTATCAACCCCGGCGAAGCCGACAACCTGACCAGAAGTCATAGCCGCACCGCTGGTGTTGGTAAAGGAAATGAAGTGTTCCTCGAACATCTGCCCAACAACGCCGTTGCTAAGGCCGACATCAAGGGTCAGCTCGGTTGGGTTCAGCCGCATCTCACCAAACCCAATCCCGCCCGAGGCGCCTGTAGTCAGGGCCACACTCGTGAACCGGCCAGTCGTGGGGGCAGTGTCGCCGATGCGCGAAGAGTTGATGGTGCTGGCGGTAACCGCCACATTAGAAACAGCCCCACCGTCGTGCGAAGTGCTAAATATCTGAGAGTCTACGACTACGCTGTTACTAACTTCGCTGTCATAAAGCTGGGCGCGGTTGCTAGAGACATCGTTGTGCGTGCCTCCGCTAACGGTGGTGCCGTTCATAGTGCCGCCAGAAAACGCCGAACTCACAATTTGCGCGTTTGAAATATCCGTAGTGACGCTGTCGTCGATGTCTTCCAGAATAATGTCGGCTAGCGTAACGGTGTTAAACCCAGCCTTAGATACGACGATGTCGTATCGGTTGTCGGGGGCGTAGAAAGAAACCAGCCCCGTAGCACTGCTTAGGAATGGATTGGCCTTGGCCGTTACGCCGTTATCAGAATACAGTGACGCGGGGGTCTGTGTGCCGGTAAGAAAAACCGCAACAGAAGCGTTGGCTAGAGGAGTAAGAATACCCCCCTCGCCGGTAGCTGTGACAGTGTCGTGAAACTTTTGCATGGCGTGCCTTATTTAGTAGTTTTGGACGTGCCGCCATCTGGCAGGTCAGCAACAGCACGAGACAACAGACCGCTGGCGAGCGCGTTGGAGTACGACTCTTGGAACATACGCGCGCGTCCAGACTCGACGTGCTCTGCGTCGAGCGATTCCATAAGCCAGCACACGCCGTCCAAAATAACCGGTAGGTACGCGTCGCTAAGCTCGATCACGTCATTCAGGGTGTAGTTTGGTAGGGTTTTCGCGTACGCGACGGTTAAGTCCTCCCCGCCTGCGGAAGGTGGGTAGACGTAAAAACGGTTGGGGTCGCGTGGATTACGCATCCACGTAGTAGTTGGGCCGGGTGTGTCGGCGCGCCACTTCGGGAACATGACATCCACGGCCTGCTGATCGGCTTCTTTTGGTACCCGCCCTTCAGAGTTGGTCAAGATGTCCATAAACCGCATTGACTCGGTCGGCGCGCTCTGCAGCGCCCCCGGCACGGTAGTCAGCGTAGTTACCTTGATAAACAAATCCGGGCGAATGACTAGCATCCGCTTCAAAATCTGGTTAGTTTTGCGGACGATATAGTCGTCGCTGTACCGATACGGCGTTAGCTCGTCGAGCAGAAGCTCGCGGGCTTCTAAAACGATGTCAGCGACGGTAAAACTCATGGTAGTCCTCGTGAAGCCTCTTCGCGGAGGTCTGACTCATCAAAAACAATATCCTGCTTTACCACTGCGGCAGCTTTTTTCTTAGCTGGCTTGGCGGCTTCAGGCTTAGCGGCCTTTGGGGCACGGTCTGGGTAGGCTTGCGCCTCTGTAACTTCTTCGCAGATAGGATCACGCGCTAGGATTGGATTCCAATCGTAGATGGTGCCATCTGTCTTGTGTCGTAGATATTTACTCATTAGCGGGCACTTCCATGGGGGTAAGCCACGGCCTTGCGACCGTGACTTATTTTACCTCTGTCGGCTCGGAACGTATAGCCCCAAACCTAAAGAAGGGGGCCGAAGCCCCCGTCTATTACAGAGTTACGACAGCTTGTGCCAAGGCTTCACCCTTGACAACTTTGTAGCCGTAAACCTGCAGACCACGGATGATGTTACCGAAGGTGGTTTCGGCACGGATGCTTTCCATCTCGGTCATCTGTGATGCGAAGGTCAGGCCCATCTTGTGACCAGCAACGATGTCGAACTTGCCAGAAGACAGGTTCAAGTTGTGGCTCACGTAAACGGTGAAGCGGTCGATCATACCCAAGCGGCCATTGCGCAGGATAGAGGTGCCGTCGCCAGAGATTGAAGCGTCTTTCAAGTCAGACTTCTTCACCAAACCAGCCATTTTGGCGGGGATGACGATGAAGCGGCCAGCTTCAGGGGCGTTGGCTTCGTCCAACACGGTGCCCATGTCAACCATCAAGTCCAACACGTTGGTCTTGTCGATTGCCAAAGGTGCGCCAGAGGTACCCAAGTTGATGTCGGCAGAGATACGGCCAGCGGTTGCGCCCTTGTTGGTGGCAGCGATGCCAGTCAACATACCGGTCAACACGTTCTGGTCGATCTTGATCTTCATCTTCTCAGATGCGTCACGTGACCATGTGTCCATCAAGTTGATGTCGGCCTGAACCTTGTCCACGTCGTCTTCGATTGCAGCGAAGTACTCGCCTTGGTCGATGACCAACTGGATTTTTGGTTTGTCAGGACGCTCAACGGTCAGGGTCATGCCCTTCTCATATGAACGGATTGTCAAGTCGGGAGTGGTACGGATGTTAACCGTGTCACCCATAGACTTGATTTCACCTTCATAGTCGGTGTTGGCAATAGCTGCCAAAACAGTAGCGTCGTAGAAGTTTTCGATCAGCTTAGCTGACCAAATCTCGGGGATAAAATTACCGCTGTAGGCAGCTGCGCCATTAGCGACGTTGACGGGAAAAGCCATTTTAAGACTCCTAAATCAAAAAGAAAGTTAAGCGGCGTTCAGGACAACACGTCCCTCACGTTGGGCCAAAAAGATATCGCTCTCAATGCTACGTGCTTCTTCCTCTTTGCCTTTGTACTTGCCGTCCATCTTGTCCTTAAAGAAAGCAGTGATATCTTGACGAGTCCACTGTCTCTTCTGGGCTTGAGTCGGAGGCGTTGTGCCGGATGCACGTCCGGGCGCAATCTGCCGTTCAAGTTTACTGGCGTTAGAGGTTTTAGCGGCAACAGCGGGAGCGGTTGCAACACCGGTCTCACGCTTCCACGTCTCGAAAATACTCACAACACGGGGTAGGTCGAGGTTCTCGTGTGCATCGGTCAGAAGTGTCTGTCGCTGCAACCCTGACAAGGGGTCGGGCGATAACAACCAGTTGTGGAACGCTTGGTTCTCGTTAACTGTCTGCCAATCTGGTACACGAGAGGATAACGCTGCGTAGAACTTCTCGTGGGTGTTTTGCGCCTGCTGGTGCGCTACGCGCTGCACCACAGGAACGACACCTTGGAGTTGGTCAATCCGACCCATCAGCTGCTGTACGGCTTGTGCCAGAGGGACAACTTCCTCACGGGTGACGCGTCGAGCGAACTCAACCATGTCCTCACCGTATTCGGTCATGTCTTTGTCTGTCACGTGCGAAGGACGGCTATAGTCCTGCGCTGGCGCCGATTGCATCTGAGTAATCAGCTGCTCCATGTTTGCGAGTCGGCCCTGAGTCTCATCCAACTGGCGCTTTTGCGCGTTGTAGACACCCTGAAGCGAACGCCAACGTTGAGCGTACGTATTGTTATTCTCGTCCGTATCGGAAGTGGTACGGTTTTCTTGCGTAGATGCAACTTCTCGAGTAGCTGACTCAGACGATTCCCCATCTTGTGAGCTGTCTTCAGACTCCGCAGAAACTTCCTCTGTAGAGGATTCTTCTTTGGGGCTGTAGAGATGCTCCGCGATAGCTTTCGCGTTGTCCACTTGCTCTTGGAGTTGAGTTGGTAATGCCATTTTGTACCTTGCTTTCTGCTAAGGAGTTAAGACCGTACGAGCTGCCGAAATTCGGTCAGACACTGCACCCGGCCTTTATAGGTGCTGAAGTGTTCTTGGGTGCCGGAGGCCATAGCTTCAAGCTCGGCGAGACGAAGTCGGTCGAGCAAGTCCGCAAAGTGCGGATATTGCTTACCGATCTGCTTGAGCAGCTTCGATTCGTCGTCTGAAACCTGAAACCTCACGGATGAAACACCTCTAAAGTTGGTTAACTATACAACAAAGTATGCGGTTGTCAAGCGCCACCGTTGCCAGTTATCTGATTTGAAACTACGTTGCCTTGGTCCCCACCACCCTGTGGGTTACCGTCAGGTCCAACTTCCGCAGGGGCTTCTGTTGGGGCCTGACCGGCTTGTTCAGCTTGCATGGCCGCCTGTTGCTCTTGCGCTTTGCGCTCCAGCTCTTGGCGGACTTCAAGTTGTTCGTTTGTGGGCACGATGTCGTCCACGGGCATGGACAAGCCCTTGGCAACTTCGCGCAGGATAGCGGCGCGTCCCATAGGTCCAACAATCTTGGAGTCGATGGGGTTGGCGGTCGCTTGCAAGAACTCGACTCGGCGGACGTTGAGCTGTTCGCGGTTTGCGAGAGTAACAGCACCACGAGGAATAATCTCGCAGTCACCCTTCAGCGATGGATCGTCGACGTACTGCATGTTCCAGTTGTACTGGGCTTGTACGATTGGGCCGATGACATCGAAGTCGATGTGCATGATCGTCTGGCGAATACCTTTACCGGCGGAGCCCATCAACATAGACAGACCTGACGCCGTGCGGCCTGCGCCACCCACTGCGCCGTCGCCGTAGACGTATGCGGGTATACCCGACTGCTCGTCTGCCATGCGCGCGAACTGCCCATACACACCCAAGAGCGCACCACTGCGGTCGTCGGGCTGGTTGAATCGAACGGCTGCCTGCCCAGACCCCAGCGGGTCAGAGACTGTCTGCCAAATCTTCCACGGGTAAATCTTGGTGACTTTCTCACCCTCAGCCAAGCGGTCGACGCTAACCTCGACCTGCGGACCAGACGCCAGACCCATGTTGTTTGCCAGCGCGCGAGCAGCGGCGTTACACATAGCTTGCACGTCTTCGATCAGCTCGGGGTAGCTAACACCCCACAGTGCGCCGGGGCGCTTCACTGCGGATGTCATGCGGTAGGGTTTGTCGCCCAGCGGGTCGTAGTTCAAGGTAGCCTTGATGACCCAGCGACCTACGAGCCAAACACAGGCGTCGTACATCTTAGCTACGTCGGGCACTTCCTCAGCATCCAGACCAAAGTCAATCAAGTCTTGGCCGCTCACGGCGCCCCAGAACTCTAGCGCGTCGAACTTAGTGCTGTCTTCGCGCCAAATGTTAAATTTGTTCTCGAGCTCAGCCTTGGTGTGTTCTGCTGACCACAACCAGTCAGAGGTGCTGCCTTCGTCCAACACTGCGCGGATGGCGCCGTCGTCGTACCCGGGAACACCCAGTAGATCAGACAAGTCGGCCTTAGACAGGCGGTGGTGCTCAATGCAGTAGCCTTCGCGCAGCTTGGTAACGCCCGGCTCCGGGTAGAAGCGGAACGGGTCTACACGGCTGTAAGTAGGCACTAACTTCTCTTGCACCGTCGGTGCGTAGCTGCCATCCGGAGATTGCGTCCACTCCAGCTGCTTAACGCGGCGCACAGTCGGGCCCTTGAGCACGGCTGCGGGGTACGTAGACAAGTCGCTAATAAAAGCGTTGAAGCCGTCTACCATGCCGCCCTCGACGAACTGATCGGCGATCTGGCGCTTCATACGCTCGGCGCGGTCAGCTGCGTCTTCCATAAGTTTGACGCGGATGTCTTCCTCTGCCTGCTCTTGGAATGTCTCCATCATCACAGGGTCGAGGGGCTGGTTGTTCTGGATAGCCTGAATCACGTTCTGCGACACAAGCTCAGTCACCTTATTCTTAAAATCAGGCGGCATGTCTGGAAGCGGCGTAGGCTTCAGATCAAACGGAACCATGCCCTCGTCGAGCAAAATATCGCGCAGCCATGACTCGGCACCGCGACACTTAGTCTCTGTGAGCATCATGAAAATCTCAGAGCCACCCGTTTTGCGGATTTCTGCTAGCTTATCTGGCTCATACTCACCAGTGCGCTGGCGCAAAGCCTTGAGCATGTCTCGCTCGATGGGCTGCTTGGCGTCGCGCGCCGATTCCCAACACTTGCGCACGTGGCCTGCGAGGCCGGATAAAACGGGGATTTGCTGGCGTAACTCAGCGTCACGAGTCGCCTGTACGGCGGCGTCTTCTGCATCCAGCTGCGTGTTCGACTTGACGACGAGGAGTCCGGGCATATTTAGTCGTCCTCGGAGTAGAAATTAGATGTTTTAGATGCCATGCGGCCCCCACGGTTGGATTAACCTACTCTGATTCTACACCCAATATATTATTTGTCTAGTGTCAAGTCCAACCTGACATGCTGGCCGTCTCAATTACATGAGCCTTACGTTTGCTAAACTTGCCACCCTGTTGGGCGTCGGCGTGCAACGCGAGGTACTGCATCGCGTCGGCGATGTGCGAAGCGTCGTTCTTCTCGGGCTTGTCTTCCAGCTCCCCGTTGGTCTTGAGCTTGTAGCGATACTGACCACGAAACGCGTTGATGAGTGGCCGACAGCTCGGGTCGATCAAGAGGCCCGCCCCAGTGTCAACCTGCCTGTTGAGGAATTGTTCCACGGCGGTGATGCGAGCGACGATACTATTTGTATAAGCTGGTTGCGCTTGGAAACCTTCTTGATCTAAAATGTCGTACACGGTCTTCTCGTCAGTCTGCACTCGTGCAGTCCCTGCCGGGTCTCCGATAACTAGGACAGGTGCGCCCGGAAATTCCTGTGCCAGCTCCGGTTTGAGAATAGTGCGGATAAAACGCAACAGTCCCATGCCGTCGGCAGTCAGCGAGCGGTATATCAGTAGGCGACCCATGGCGTCTAGCTGCCCAATGACAGCGGACGGATTCAAGCCAAAGTCCATCCCGATCAGCACCGGACGAAGCCCGTTCAGAATCGGAGTCAGTGTCTTCTTCGCAACGTGGAAGTCGCTCTCGAAGCTGCGGAACACCGGCTGACCAGCCAAGCTCTTGCCGAACTTCGCGTGGATGTACACGTCGATGTATTCCTCGGTCTTGCCCTTAGCCAAGTTGTCGTAGTAGTTGCTCGGCAGCAGGTGAACCCAATCCGCCTCCGGACTCATGCCCGACGGCTGAATGGTCACGTGGGTATTATCTGGTGGATCAACCAACAGCTTTTCCCAGAACGTGTCCATGTCCGGCGGGTTGCTCATTCCCCACAGGTGACTGTTGGGTTTGCCGGTGTCGGTCACACACCCTTGGATGGGGTTGCCCTTCTCATCATTGCCCCACTCAGGCCGATGTGGCACCATCATGCCATCTGGATAACGACCCAGACGACCTTGCAATGCCTCGAACACGTCCTTGTTAATTTCCCGGAACTCGTCCAGCACGGCAAAGGATGCCTGTAAAGACAACAAGCGGCGAACGTCGTTGGAGTCGTCCAAGCCTCGGAACAAGACTTCGCACTCCACATCGTCCAGCTTCAAGAAGAACTTGTACTCGGACTTGAGGAACGAACCCGCCATGCCGTCGGGAAACCACTTCAAAAAATCCGGTATGGAAGTGTCTCGGAGCTGCTCTCGTGTGTTACGTACCCAAACGCAGCGGCTGCGCCTTACGCCATCCTTACACGGCGCCATCTGTTTGGCGTGGTACAGAATCTTAACAATCCCCGCCGTCGTCTTGGTCGAACCGACCGGACCACACACGAACGACAAAAAGTCTTCCGCGAGGAAGAAAGGCACCAGTGACGGGACTGGCGAAAATTGCGTACTCACAGGTAGTCGTCTCCGGCGTACTCGTAAGATTCTGGCTCATCTATATAGATACCAGTTTCTTTCTTGGTCTTGGTCGGTAGTGTGAGCGTGGGAACTTCCACCACATCTGCCATCTTGGTAGCGGACGCGGCGGTCGTGGGTAACGCCCCGGGGATGTTGATGGTGATGCTGAACCCCGGGCCGGAAACAGCCTCGACGTTTTTGCGAGGCTCAAGGTCGCCCCACTTAACTAAGTTCTCAACAACTTTTGCACGTACGGCAGCTGGCACATCGGGGTCTTTTGCCATGCTGTAGCTGTCGGCTAGCAGGTCTTCTGCCAGTATCCGGCACTTAGCGGCAAAGGAAAATCCCGACTCAGTCAACTCTTTGACGAAAGCCGTTACATACCCCGTGAACGTGGGGTTCGATTTGATAGCGTCGTATTCCTGCTGGGTTACCCCCTCAGCAGCCAGAACCTCATGCGTCGGCGCCGCAGCACCAACCTGATTTCTTGCGATAGCTAAAGCTAAATCCCTAAGAAATACGTCCGCGCTAATTGAGCGGTTCATGGGCGTGAATGTACCACAAATTTTTGGTGTGTGTAAACATTTTATCTGGCTGGGATGTTGTGGAGATATTAGACTTGTAAAAAATAGGGGGCGCTTTACGCGTAACGGATATAAGCCCCCGGGGGGGCCCCCCTCTGGACGGGTGGAGGGGGTGGGGGTACCTACTACTGTCACGACTCCTGCTTGTCTCGTTGTGTGGCTATGGTATTATTCATACATGGCGAATAGACATCGCCCAATCACTGAAACACTTTTTTACTATTAAGGAAAATCATCATGTCACTGACAACCAAAGACCTTTTCACAGCCTGCGCCGATGAAGTTGCGCGCGCTCGCAAGCGCTTGAACACGGCTAAAAAACATCGTACGGCTATCGCCTACGCGCTAAAAGAGACGCGCGCTGTTGCGAAGCTCGTAGGCGAATACGAGTTTAACGGGTTCATCTCTTCTAGCTCGTATGATGAAGACGCAACCTTGTACCTAATGGCAAACGTGCACACGGAAAACATGAAGAGCATCGGTGTCACCACAGTTTTAACCGCGGCTGAAAATCTTGGCTGGGACTCGCAAGACTCTTCCGACTACGCAACTGAGACGCGCGCAACGCGTACATTCAAGTACCGCACGCAGGTCGGCAAACTAAAGGTGGTGCTCGAGGTTAACGCGTACATCAAAGCCGACGGCGAAATGTGCCGAATTGAGCAAGTTGGTGTGGAAGTTGAAGAGAAACCAATCTACGCGATCAAGTGCGCGTAAACCCTTAACCAA